TCCACCCCCTATTATATAGCAGGGCTCCTCTTTCCACATCTCTTTAGGTTGCCAGTTCTGATTCACTACTATTCCTTCAGATACTTTTTGATGTACTTTTCAACAGAAGCTTTTTTAAGTCCTTTTTCATTTAATGATGTGGTAGGATCTTCAGCTTCAGCTACAAAATAACCCCGGCCAGTAGCATAAAACACTTTGAAATCTTCTTCTTCGGCTACTTCAAATTTTTCAGTGACATCTCTTCCCAAAGGTTTTTTCTTCTTTTTTACAATCTTCTTTTTGGGTTTACTTTTAGTATCTTCAGTTTTTTCTTTCTTCGCTTGTGATTCTGGAATTTTTACTTCTTCAAATTTGCCAGGAAACATTTTGCACAGATCATCTTCTGTTTCAATTATTTCCCCACCTTCTGCAGTAATAGTGACCAGTTCACCTGCTTTGTCACGCTGTGTGTGATTACCAACTTTGGGTAACAGTTTAAAACGCTTCATTTCTTTTCTCCTTCCCAAGAGATTTAAAAATAAAATTATTCAGCCATCAAAATCTTTTACCGGGGGAGGATTAAAAACCCAACCCCCGGCTTAGATTGCTCTCACTTAAGCAGTAGTTCCGTGAACTATGCCCGTATTACTATTCTGGTCGGCCCTCAACTGAGGAACAAGAATAGCCATTACTTTGAAATTCAGCATCATTCCGCCCTGGGTTTCCCACTGGACAGTATTGATATCCATTCCCACAACTTCTCGAACTACATCACTTGTCATCTGGACGAGCAGCATAACGTAAGAAGTGCCGGCCGTATCAAGATAATCAAGGGTGCGAACATCACTGATTTCGTTAATCGCTTTTAAACGATCACGCAGGGTATTATCACCCTTATTAGCAGAATAATCATCATCCAGATATACATCCCATGCCGTTGAGCAATAGATCATATAAGGACCATAATGAAAAGCCTGCTGTGCCTGGAGACGCATTTCCAAAACTTCATTAACAGTCGTTGCTGCTGTCCATCCACCCGCAGTAGGAGCGGTCATAGTTTTAGTCAAGCGACTTGGAAAGTTGGTATATCCGTAGATAGTCCCACCACCATAGGCATAAGAGCCCGAAGTTCCCAGAAGCAACTGTTCGGCCTGTTCGGCAACTCTCCGTGCAGCCAATTCTGCTGTGGAGGTATCAAGAGGACTTCCGCTATTACGACTTACCATTACCTGCCTGGTCGGAAACTGAAAATCTTTATGGATGATAGGCAGGGGTAAATTGGTAATTTCATATACCGGCCGGTCAGTGTCACTTTGCCTGATTCCAGACATTGAGATTACCGCATCACTGATGTCACTCTGAGTTTCTGTCTGAACAACAGTCTTACTCATTCCATTTGGAATATTATAAGTAAGACCAGCTCCACGAAGGTCAGCAACAGCCTTGAGTCTGGGTTTTGCTGCTTTCACAACTGCAGCATCAAGTATCTGCCATGCATCTTTACGCAGAGTGGCTGTTGCATTATTAAGCAGCTTGACAGTGGGTTTCCCATTTTCCATAATAGTAGCATATGATCTACCATCGTTCCCTACAAAGGGACGCAGGATACCCGGGTCCATGTTATTGGCCAGGAGTTTTGTAGCAATATCCCCCTGTGCCTGCCCATTCATTATAACGTCCATTTTCTTCTCCTTGAAAAAGTTCTTTTTATCATATCTTATTTCTCATTTAAAACAGGGAAATATTACGACGGAAGAATTCTTACTTTAATAAGAGTATCAACCGCGCCTGAACCACTCAGGTCTTTTGCTTCCTGGGCTGTGGCAACATTATCTGCAACAGTCGTGCCAGAAGAAACCGAACCAGCTGCAATAAGAGTTCCATCCCCTGCGCTGATAAGCTTTTCGCCTATGGTGACATTTTCACCGGCTTTTAAAAATGCCTGGCAATCATTTCCAATATGCTCAAGATTTACCGCCACTAAAGCAGCAGCAGCATAATCATCATCCAGAGTATTCCCCTGAAGCGCATCAATTTCCGCAAACATCCGCATGGCTACTCCGCCCTCTGTGGAATGCTTCTGACAAGTTCCCGCTGCAACCTTTTCAATAAGATGTCCGGGAGTAATTGCAGCGGCTGCACGAATCTCATCCCTTTCAAACTGACCTCTCAAGTGTACCTGATTTTCAGTACTCATTACATATCTCCTTTAAAGTTAGTTACTGAATTTTTACCTTGTACTTCCATTATATAAATAAATCTTTACTTATTCTTCTTCTGCATTCACAACACCCGGAGCAACCAGTGGCTCTTCTTCATCTTCATTTGCTACAGGCAGAGGAGCCTGTCCATTAAAAAGAGGAGAAGCAGGAATTACAGGTGCAGGTTTCTGCACAGGAACTTCAGCCAGAATAGCAAGATTTTCAAGTTCACCCACATTTTTTACTGCAAGCTCTTCTGGGGTATAAGGATTCCGATCATTGGCTGTGATCTTCGTGATCAAATCAACTTTCTGCTTATTAAGAGTGGCAATCGCAAAATTATACATGTCCTGAACTCCCTTTGGAGCATTGGCAATATATTCCGCGTCAGTCAGTTCCTTATTCTCTGCAGGAACTTCTTTGCCTTCTTCCTTCTTCTTGGGTTCTGTCTTCTTTCCCTTCTTCGGTTCAGGATCAACATTTGCTTTAGGTTTCGGTTCAGGCTCAACCTTCTTTTCTTCCGAACCATTCACAACACATTCCAGTTTACCTTCATCCATCGCCATCAAAGCTTCCCTGTCTTCTTCAGTCCAGGGACTTTTCTCATTCTTAATGAGACCATCAACAATTTTCTTCTTGTTCATATCTAACTCCTTATTATGAACATGGTTTGAAACATTACCAATTAAATTACCATCAGTAGTTTTATACTGGGTTATTTTTTCGACTTCCTGTCGAAGACCAATAAACTTTACTTCATCCTCATTATTAACTTCATATTCTTGGTAATACATTTTATCTTTAACTTCATATACAAAATAATCATCATACACATCCACCACCCAAGAATTCATGGCAGCTGTTTCAACTTTATCGTTTAATTTCCCCCACAATTCGTTATGACTCATTTCATTAAAAACTTTATATAGACTTCCTGCAAATCTTCCTTCAGGTGTATTTTCTTTCTTAGCATTACGAAGAAGTCCAGCACCGTCCTCTATTGAACAAGCTCCTTTAAGATCAGGAAGTATAGCTAAATGATCAGGCCGGAAATTACGAACAGTGCCATTATAAACTTCCCCATTCCATTTACCTTCCTTTTTATCATTATCAAGATAAAGTCCTGTACTAACCTCCATCATACTTTCATTTTCAACTGCTTCCAATACTCTCTCATCAACTTGATTAGCTTTCTCTTCATCAATCCAACATTCAGTTTTTAGCTTTCCATCTTCCCATCGAGTATTAAAAAGCAATCCAATACTATATGTCTCAATAATAATAGGATCACAAGCTGATACAGGTTGGCCATTCATTTCAGGATGATGAACTACAACCGGTTTTGCATTCCATACGGCTGGAGTTTTAGAAAGCTCTTTTGCCGGATAATATAATGGGCCTTCAGAACCATTGAGAATACCTTCTGTTATCATTACACAAGGGACTACTAAATATTGTTTTCCTTGAAAGGTATCATATCGGGTTTTAGCTTTATCGGCTTTGAGGTTGAAAGTTACTTCTGTGAAAAGCTCTTCAACTGCGGTTGAGTTATTTGTTACGAATAAAGAATTGCTCTCCATCCTTACCCTCCCAATAAAAAAAGACCAGCTTCGATTTAAGAAGTGGTCCTTTTTATAGAAAGGCTCCTACATTCTACATATATGCTTATATTATTACTTGTTATTTAAAAAAATCAAGAAAAAAATAAAAAAAATTTTAATTATTCGGGTTCTGGGGGTCTTAATGTCTCTATATTAGTCACTTCATGAACCATGCCATTCTTAATCTCCATCGTGATTTTCCCGTACCATCTACGCTTTTGAGCAGACACTAATAATCCCTGAATCCACTGTAATTGAAATTCTTGCCTTTTCAATATCTCTGGATTTTTAATAGGTGTCATTGTCATTATTTTCTTCCTCAGGTTGTATATTAGATACAAAATCACCAGACATCATAGGGGGTTCTTTCTCAACTTCAACCTCCACTTCTTTCCCTTCAGGCTCTTCAGGTCTCAATACATTTTTACCTGGCATCAAATCAAGATAGGCTCCTATATTTTTTAACTCTTCTCCCATCTCATGATGCTGTTGGGTCATATTTACTAAAATAGCTGGGGCTGTTGTTTTGCTAAATGAAGGATGAGAAACCGTTTGGGATTGGAGCTTAATTAACTTCCCCATATTTTCATACATATTACATAAAAATAAAAAATGCTCTTTAGCATTAGTTGTTACCTCTAAATTATTATAAGGTAATCCTTTTCCATTTCTTCTTCCCACTTTCATTTCTCCTTTATCAATTTCTATAATCTCGTAAAGCTTCCATATAATTATTAAACCATTTTTCATTTGTTTCAAGATGATCACATACATTTGTAGTTACTTTTTCTTTCCCTACCCAAGAACTTCTTTTTTTAGCTTCCTTAACTGTCTGAGGAACTTTATCTCCAGCCCTTGTTTTATTAGGCAGTTCAGCTTTTAATGATCTTTTAATTTTACCAGGTGTTTGGACTTTCTTCTTTCTATTAGTTTTACTTTTTGATGCTGGTATCCAAGCACATCTACAATTCGGATGCCTGGGAATCATTCCTCTTGCCTGTTTAATTGTTAATATTGCTCCCTGCAGAGGAGCACATAATTCACATACAGCTGCATCACCGGCTGTATCCCATTCAACTAATACTCCAACCTTTTCAATTCCTAATTCCTGAAATGAATCTAGCTGTCCTTCAGCATGAGCAGAAATTACTTCTGTCCGGGCTAATACTAATGCCCTTTTATTTGTGATACCTGTAATTGTATTACTTAATTCCCTTGCGATTGCTCTAGCACCTTTGCCATTAGCAATTCCACCAGCCAATACTCGACTTAATTGCTGAGACATTGCAGCTGTGATTCCTTTTAACTCTTCAAATGATCTTGTATAAAGAAATTGGAGTTTACTTAATCTTTCCGGTTGAGCAAATGAGGATTCTAGGAATTGTGATCTTCTCCCTTGATAAAAACCCAATGGCTCATCCAATTGCTTATTAGCTTCATTAAATGATCGAACAACACCTTTCCTATAGGATGAGTCAACATATTTAGCTGTCCAGGGATTTCCTCTTGCATCTACACTTAATATTTCTTGATCAATTTGCTGTTGTAGCCATGTTTGGAATGATGTAAGTTTCTGAGCATCTGTTTGGAATCTCCATGCTTGTCTTTCTGGTAATGCATTTGATATTAGTTCTTGATTAAATGATAATGGCTGACTTTCATCTAATCCTAAAACATCTAAATCCAGTATTGCTTTAGTAACTAATTTACGAAGAGCTTTAAACCTTCTCCGCATTTCAGCTTGATACTGATTACGAATTGTAGTTGTTCTGGTTGGGTCTCGTCTAAGTAAAACCATTTATTCAGTTTCCTCTTCATCTACATCTTCTTCCTCATCAAAATCCTCTTCTTCCAATTCCATATCTTCCTGTCGGGTTTCAGCTTTCTCCATTATTTCTTTTATTTGCTCTTCATCAAAACCAGCAATCAATTTCAAGAATATTTCTTCTGGGATAAGCTCACCAACTGTCCCACTAACATATCTAGCATAAGCTTCAACCTGCATCTTCATCACTTCAGCTTTATCTTTCTCAGATGGGGTACTCATGTCAGGCCAAATAACATCGTACTGCTCTACTTCAGGTAAAACACCCAAAGTAATCAATCTATCAATAAAAGGCCTTATTAGATATGGAGTTAAGTATTTGTTCTGTCTGCGCTTCATTCTCTTACTCCAATTTTCACTATCCTGAGATGAAGCTAATTTGGCTTGCTCTGATCCCATCAATATTCTTTTAGGTACTCCCATAGCAATAGCAATTATTTGTAATTGAACATCTATATGATTCTTGGGATCAGCCAATTGAGGCTCCAATCCCTTTATTTCCATTCCCTGCAATCTTATAGTTCGCTGAAGACCGTTTGTCCAGGCTGCTATAGTATCTTCTAAAGTATTTTTCTCAGTTGATGATAGTTCTCTTGCTTTTGGGTCCATCTGAAATACATATCCTGGAAATCCACCTTTCCAAAACATTTCCCCTGAACCACCTGCTATTTTTCTGATATCATAAAGACGATTGAACAAGGATTGCATTCGTGGAGTTCCAAATACTTCTGAGCTTTCCCTGTTATCAGCAATATGAATAACTCTTGACCAATGCACTACAGATTTATTTCCTGCTTTTGAGGAACCAGAGCTAGAGCCTGTTTCATTCTCAAATGTTATGTTATATGAAGTAGGTAGGCCATAGCGTTTATTTGTAATATCCTTTTCTGTTGATTTTACCTTTACATAAGATTCATCAAAAGCTCTTAGGTATATAAGACTATGTTGAGGACTTCCAACCTGTTCCCCTTCTTCATTTATACCCTCAACAGATTGATGAAGAGGTTTTCCATCATCAAACCCTAACAGGATTATTCCAAATCTTCCTATTCCGCTCAATCCATCACCTCTAAACATATAGGAATAAATCTTAAGTTCACGTTCTAATTCAGCCCAGGCTTTTTCAAATTCAGTTGGGTCAGCTTTTTCATCTTCTGCTACTACTGGA